GCCTCCTTTGCTTTGATGACGGTCACCTCCCAGGCCGTCAGGGTATTGAACCACCGGTTCTCCCACTGGCGGGCGGAACAGTCAAATTTCACATGCACAGTCTGACCGGCTTCAACCGCATACCGGTCGATGTTGGCGTTCATCAGCTGCAGGCACAGGCTCTGCGGTCTGCTTTCCTCCGTCTCGAGGACAAACTCCCGGCTCTTCCACTCGTTGCCGGAAGTTTTGCCGACCCCATCCTTTATGGGAAGTACGGCGATAACTTTTCCTTGTATTTCCATATTTAATCGGTTTTATTTAGCAGAATGTCACAATAGGCATCTGCATCTATTTTTTGAGATTGTATTTTATTGATTTTGAATCCGGCTGCGAAAAAATCAGAAAGTTCGATGCCTGATAAGAAAAAAGTCCTTATCTCAATATATTCTCCGGGCATTGTTAAACCTGACATCTCCTTTTGTTGCCAATATCTAACCCATGTATGAGCGTTCTTATTGAGAAGGTTGAATATAATTTGTTCTATACTCATTCTTAATTTAATATTAATCATCTTCAACGAAAGTGTTAGTCGTGTTTATCACACCAGCAGAATCAACGCTCTTACCATCCCGGATAAACACTTTTTCTCGCATTAACTCTTCATAGTCATATCGTGACATTCCGATTACACACACACGACCATCAACATACAATTTACATTTCATTAATTCAGTTTCTTCTATCGGACCGATAACATCTATTTGAATTGTTCTTTTATTCATAATTCATTCCTTTCTGTTCCTGTTTTGAGCCATACGGCAGACATTCAACCGCCGTATGACAATGTGCTTATTCAACTATCATCCAATCGTTAGCAAGCATATCCGTCTGTGATGCAAGCCAACCATTTACAACGGCGCCATCGGCAGCTTTCATACATAAGTATGCAGTAAACTTGATTCTATCAGTTTCCGAATCTCCATGATTGTTGGCAACCCATCTTTTGAATGATTCGGGAAGTGATTTAACCTGATTCACAATCATATTAGTAGGCAGACTATCTTCAGGTCGCATAAATATAAACATTCCCTTACCATTCCATCCTTTACGAGCAACAAGATGTCCCCGTTTAAGTGATTCCAGTGCCTGCCCAAATGTTCCTGTTTCTTCTCCCAATAATTCACCTTTCATTGCTCCAAGAACATAAGCTGTTTGAATAAGCCCTTCACACTCTTTTGCTTCTTTGTTACGCGATACTACACTTGCTGCATATTCGGCAGCCTTTTCATCTAATGTTTTCATTTTAATAAATATTTTTGATTAAACATTGAATCCGCTTGTTGAAACTGTTTCGTAAAGCGGTTTTCTTTATTATCTGGCAGTGCATCCGGTTGAGGTGAATTCTTTGCCGGATGATTCTCAACTGAATTTCTTGGTGATGCGCATCCCGCTATCAGAGCGAAAAGTACGCAGATTATTAGTATCTTCTTCATTTCTCTATTGTTTTGAGTTATTTGAATAAGTTTTTCATGGACTTGTTTATCGCATCCAGTTTATCATCCATTGATGGATGAACATATAGATTCATAGTCGTAGATACATCTGAATGTCCTAAGATACGACTCGTTGTCTTCATGTCGGCTTTAGATGCAATCATGCGTGTGGCGAATGAATGCCTTAGACCGTGGAACTTAATACACCTGTCCAATCCAACTTCATTCAAAACGAGATGCCTGTAATAGTTTCGGTAAACCCTTGGCTCACAAAACTTCTCATCTCCAGTAGTGACATAAAAACTATCATTATAGCAAGCCTTGAATTTTTTCAAGATACCGAGTAAATCACGGCCTATCGGAATATCACGGCGACTTTCTATAGTCTTGGGAGTAGATTCTATAACCTTGGTTTTTCGGGTGTCAATATCCATAATTCGTTCAATAGTATGAGTTACATGGATACATTTGTTATCAACATCTATATTCTCCCACCTCAGTCCGCAAATTTCACCAATTCTCATACCTGTACACAAGCCTATTAGAATGCCCAAGCGCTTAGGTTTCGGATAATCCACTATGTACGAGATTATTTTTTTTTGTTCAAATTCTGTATATACTTCAAGATCTTTAGTTGCTTCCATATTGGCAGTAGGAAACTGAACACGATATTTAATATATCTTACACCAAATCGCTCCATTGCATAATACAATAGCATCTTAAAAGAGATGAATATGTCTTTAGCTGTTTTCACAGATAACCCTTCTTCAATCAAAGACAGCATAAATCTCTGCATTTCGTCATTAGTAACATATTCCGGGTCTTTATCTCCATATATCGGAAGTATTTTTTGTGTGAACTGATAGACATAAGTGGAGCATGTACTTTCCTTTACTAACTTGCGCTTAACAGGAAGCCATTTATTGTATATCTCTTGAATCGTCATTGTATATTGCTTTTTATGATAAGTTTATGTTCAGGATCCTTAATAATGTCACTAAACCCTAAAGTATCATCTTTACGGTTTAAAAGAATATACTTCATTTTTATGGATTTTTCCAAAACGTCACCATGATAAACGTACCCCATAATCCCGCGAATTGATAAATTAAGGAGCAAAATAGGTATTGATCGTGCAGACAACTCCCAACATATCACCATATTCTGCGATGGAAAGTGCTCCCAAGGAATCTTGTTGTGGCACCGCTGCCACCAATCAGCGATTATCATAGAACCATTTCCGGCTGTAGGCTCATGTATCGAACCAGCCTGGCTGGTTAATTTAGAACAAAGGATTCCAAGGGAGTTTGGTGTGAAATCCTGTTTCTTCTGCTTCCGCTCTGACAATTCATTCTCATACAAAGCCTGAAACCAATCATAAGACATATCGTAATCATTCATACGGATCAATTCGTTATAGATTTTATTGCGTAATTCTACAGAACCGTCAAGAATACGCATTACTGCATCAGGAAGATCTCTTAAATCTTCTATATGAAATATTTTAAATGCTTCTTCTTTCGTCATATTAATAATCAATTTCTGTTAACCATGCATTATCGTTCTCAAAATACACTCTATAGCCTCTCACCGTTTTATGACCTTTCTTTTTTAAACAAACATCACTTATGTGAGATGGAGTAATACATAATTTTGCACCAGCCTCATTGACAGAAGCATATACACCTATCAACTTCCTGTCTTTAATAACGACAACAGACTTCTTATTCATACCTGCACCAGTTTTATGATGCGCTCCACGACCTTTTACCAAACCTTGTAAACTTCTACGCTTCGTCCACTTTGAGTGATAGGTCATTCTCTTCCCTTTATTATGTGGAGTACAACCTTTTAAAAACTGACCATTAACAAGATTCCTCTCAGGTCGCTCAGGCGGTATATATAATTCACTCATATCTGATTTATTTTAAATATTAATCTTTTTCTAAAAAAGTGTTAGTAGTATTCAACACTCCGGCTGAATCTCGACTTTTACCATCTCTTATGAAGATTCCTTCTTCTTTTAACCGTTCATAATCAAGTTCATTCATCATGATAATGACAATGTTTTCATCTGTATATAGCTTACACTTCATAAATTGAGTACCTTCTATTTTCCCAATTACGTCTATTTGCATTGTTCTTTTTTTACTCATATCTGTTCCTGTTTTGAATTATTTTCTGATGTCAGGTAAATGGTAATTATTATCAATTAAATTCTTATTGTAATATCAGCAAGCTATTAATCAACCTCTATAATCTGATATCTCCCTTTTTGGATGTAAATCTTATGGTTGTAATAATCCTTGATTACTGCATATCCAGACTGGGGCCTAATATTACCTGTTAAATCTTCAACATAAGAATTGTCGTAGGCCTCCACTGTTGCGCTGTCGTAGGCCTCCACTGTTGCGCTGCCGTAGGCCTCCACTGTTGCGCTGCCGTAGGCCTTCACTGTTGCGCTGTCGTAGGCCTTCACTGTTGCGCTGTCGTAGGCCTTCACTGTTGCGCTGTCGTAGGCCTCCACTGTTGCGCTGTCGTAGGCCTTCACTGTTGCGCTGCCGCAGGCCTTCACTGTTGCGCTGCCGCAGGCAAAAGATGTCGTTGTTACCTCATGGTATTTTTGTGTATAGATACCAGCTTCCGCAAGATCTTCTTCAGCAAAATTGTCTTCTAAATATTCTGCATCTACTATTCTTGCTGTTCGTAACACCCAAGACCAGTTATCAGTAATAGCCTTAAGTATATCAGCTTTGCTTTGACTCCTTAATCCCATCGCATAACCTATTTGACAAGCTCCTGCTTTCTTGGCGCGCAGTAATAGTTCTTCCTTTATTTCTTCAAATGTTTTCTGTTTCATGATATTGTTTATTTTTCGTTATTTTGATATTGCGATAATTCCACGCCTCGCGCATTCCTCGAGTAAATCCATATCCTCCTTTTTTATAAGAGCACCTGTCTTACGATTCACGCTCACATAAGGCTCAAACCCAAATCTCTTAGCCATCTTCTCTATTGTGGTACGATCCCATGTATTCCATCTGATCACCACAGCTACTTTTGTATCTTCCATGCCTGTACACTGTTAAACCATTTTTTCTTTCCATCCTTATCCGTGTATTCTTTGGCGGACACATTGAAATTCACTATCACATCATCACCAACCTTCAGAGGATCTTTCACGGGCCCATCACCACTGTACACCGAAAACTGCATGGACTTTCCAAATTGGGTCTGCTCGGTTATCACATATTCCCTTATCTCGTAATCCAAGCCCTTACTTGTCACTCCCCTTCTTGTAACACCAAGGTCAACCGTTATTCTTCCCTTTATCTCGCAATTCATAATCTCACCTTTCTTTTTTCTTTACTGCTTTCTTTAAGTCGTCCCGACTACCCTTCGGGCAGTATAAGACAAGTTGCCGAAAACCGTTAATTTTAAATCTTTTTATTACTAACTTACTGATTTATAATTATTTATCCACGCTCCATAAGGTGCTTTTTCTTTTTGTATAATTATTTGATAATCAGTTAGTTATATTTTTTAATAATTGGCGTGATTGATGATGCTTGAAAACAGTTTAGTAATTTTTCCTTAAATTCCTGCTCCAATTCACCCATCACTTCCGTATACTTCTTCTTCTCCACATCCCATGAATTAGCAAACGTGCGTAAGGTTTCCCACTGCTTCTTTGTGAGTTTCCCTTCCATATACATGGCCCTGTACCGTTCCTTGTATCTTGTGACGCCAATCCTCTGTATTTCACGGGCTTTCTCTAGTTGGGATAGCTTGACACCTTTAGCAGGTATTATCTCCCGTTCAAACCGTATCTCTGACCAGTCCTTGTAAAAGATCCTAGCCATCTTGTTTAGCGACACATTGTCTATCAATTGGGGTAGCGATACCGACTGATGCTTGTACACCGTCTCAATGCGGAGAATATTGCTGCCTACCGTCCTTTTCTTCTCCTTTGCCTCGTAAGTCTTATCATAGATCTTCAATATCTTGCGGTAATACTTACTCTTCTCGGTCGTCTTCTGGCGATACTCCTGATAGTTGGCATCATTCCATAAGGTGCGTTCCGCTATGCTGTCCACAAGTCTTATATACTCATCTGCCGGACGGATCATCTTCATTGTAACCCCTATCTCATAATAGGTCACTACTGCATTCTCCGCTTTTACGCACAACCTGAGCAACAGTTCTTCTATTGTCCTTACTGCCATTCGGAAGGTCATCGGGCGGCTGTTGTCCAGTTTGCCCGATTTCCCCTTATGGTAGAGCTTGCAGACCGAGCAACTGCACTTCAAGGTGTCACCCCTTATTTCGATGGTGCATCCGTCAAAGTTGGAGTATGCAGACGACTTGTAGTAGATCTCATCATCCTCCGAACATTCCTTAAGGTAGTTCTTCAGGACTATAGTCTCTATGTCGTTCACATCTATCCTTGCCTTTATGGTTATTCGGTCAAACATTGTATCGTCAAATTTCGTTCTTTCAAAATCCGGCTCACCTCTCTCTTGTAATGGGCAATCAATGCCTCGTACTCGAATGCAGTGTATTTCCTTGTCTCGTATTTCATCGATTCAAGTATTAGCACCTGATTCTCTCCGTACTTCCTCACCAATCCTCTTCTATAGCCCTGCATATTGCCTTCATCAAAACGGTTGCAGTTACGGCATTGAGCGTTACAATTTACCTCACTGTAACGGGTTGCCATGTGCTGGCGGTTGATGTAATGGCCACAGTCTGCCTGTGTTATGGGCTTTATAAAACCGCACGAGATACAACGGAACACCGTAGTGTTAGGTATCATATCCCTTAATCTGACATACTGGGAAAACACAGCGTCCAGCTTCTTTTTTAAGTTTGCCGTGCTGCTAGTTTTTGCCGGTTTCTTCTTTTTGGATAACATTGGGCTTATATTTTATAATCTTGTTCAACTGTTCCGGATTACGGAATCTTATCGCATATCCGTGCCATTCCTGTGTACTGGACTTATACGGGTATTCTTTGTATTGTGCCGCAAACTCCTTGTCGGTCAATAATGCTACATAAGCTTTCCATTCCTTTCCCTTGTCCCAAAATATGGTCAAATCCCCCAGTTCGGGAACCGTTTCCATTTCACCGGTAATATCCAACAGGAAATCCTTGTGAATCCTCTTAAATACCAATGTAATAAATTCATCAGATTCCATCTTTTGGTATATTTCGTATTTCGATAAATCCGGAAATCCATTCTTTTTCATATTCGTTTTTTTAATGGTTCCCGGATAGGCGGTCAAACCACACCGGGAGAATAATTGATATAGAATATAACATACAAGAGGACTTGCACCTCACGCTACCCTTTAATAGCGGCTTTGGTTAAATAATTGATTAATAAAAACTTCCATTTGAAGTTGTGGGAGCTACGGGAATTGAACCCGTGACCTATGGTTTTGCCGGCCTGTATCATGGAACACACAAAAACAAAATAAAATAGATTAATTACCCCTGACCGTTAACTGCCATCGCTCTGCCACTGAGCTAAGCCCCCATGTGCCGGATCACCTTCACAGGCTACACCGGCTAAAACCTAAACTAAAACCTATTACCATGAAAAACGAAATAAATGACTTATCTTAACTCGTCATTATGCTTCTCCTTGTGGACTATGATTTCCCTTACCTGCGTAGCCTCTATTTTCAATATCTTCCAATCTCTCACGCTCCCCTGCATACACTTGTTTATCACGTCCTTTACATCTCCGGCTGTTTCGGAAGATACCATATAAGTGCATTTGGAAACCTTTGTACGTCCTTTAACGTCCAACCATTCCAGCCCGATTACGACTTTCCACCAAACAGCGCTCTCCGTATCGCATTCGTCATACACAGCCTCTATGGCTTCTCTCTTTAGACTGATAACCTTAGGCTCTTTGTAAACCGGGAACTTATCAGCTACCAAAACATTTTCCGCTTCGGTGAATCCCGTGGCATCCACTATGAAAAGGTGTCTTACCTTCTTATCCTTTCCCCTGCTGTCGGTAGTCTTTCCTCTGACTATACCGGAAAACCATTCTTTCATAACTATATTATTTTAATTGATAATCAATCGCCAAACTATCCCAATGGTTACGGTTGCTCATGTACTCGTCAACTAACCGACTGTCGGAAGGATTGCCCAACTCTGTCTTTAATACCTGATACACGTTGTCCGGCATGTTATATATGACAGATTCATTATAGTCACACCGTCCGGCAATGCCTAGCAATAAAAGCAATGCCACAACCAATAATGTATCCTTTGTTAACTTATTCATAATCAAACTCTTTTTCTTGTTCTTATCTTTATCGGATTATTCTTCGTTCCTGTACCGAACCATTCAAGACGATAACCCTTGATGCGAAGCCAATATTTAAATGTTCCTATGTCCATCTGCATAACTTTAATTCTAAATTGATAAATACTTTCCTTCTCTCGGACTGTGATTCACCTTTATTGTCTGGTCTATCTCCTTCTGTAATCTTGCTATCTTAACCAGTTCTGCCGCCCACTTGATACGGTTCCTTTCAAAATCACCACATAGCATCGCTTGTGCGTAAATCTCAGCCTTCGCCTCGTGCGCATCCAGCTTTTCTTGTAAATCCTTTGGAATACGTTTCTTTCCTTGACCCATATCTCACCTCCGTTTTTCCGTGAATAAGCTCAATGCCATATCAGCATCTACTACAATCATTCGTCCCACTTGGCGGACCGCTTTCTTTATGATGCCCGACTTAAGGCGGTATGCCGTAGTCTCGGAACAATGAAACAGGTCCATTATCCCTTTTATGCCATACACCAAGTTCTGCCCCGTTTTGGCAGGAGCAACTATTTCATTCTTCGGAATCAAGCTGCCAAACAATTCCTTCAATTCGCCTACGGTTAAATCTATCAACCGGGTATCATCCGTTATTCGTCTTTCTAATGGTATCATACCTTCCCCTCCTTGATCCAGTTATAGATAGAATTTACGCGATTTATAAAATCCTTGTCGGAGGCATCACCTATCATAGCGGCAATTATCTCCTTTCTCAACTCAAAATCACGCTCTCTAATTTGTACGGCCTTTATTCTGTCCACACAGGGTTTTATCTCTTCATTCAACCGTGAGGCTGAACAGAATACACTTATTGGATTATTATTCAGCACTTCGATCATATAGCGCGCTATACCTATAGCATTCATCTTCTCAATATACCGTATATTAAGATCAAACTTAATCCCGTAGCACATATCACCATCATCAAGCGTAATCCCATGTTTACCCTCGTTGGTTTCGTCAATTGTTAACACCAATCTCTTTTTCATATCCTCTAAAAGCAAAAGCCCTTGCCGTTCTCAATCTAATGTGGTGTTGATTGGTACTAAGCAAGAGCTTTATTTTGATATCCTAAAATAACTTACGGTAAACACCACTAAACCGTATCGTCTAATTTTTAATCTGATTCTTAGGATATTAAAAATGTCTGCACTATATTTGCAACGGATTTGGATTGGATAGTACGGCAAATAGTCGTACAGCCATTTTTATACCCTTTTGCAACCGCTTTTTATTGGTTACGGATGCAAAGTTATATTCATTTGAATAGAAAACAATAAAAGCAGCTTAAAAGTTTTATTCAAAACGAATATTTAGAAATGTTTTAAATAACACATTGTAGACTTATGATAGATAGAGTTAAAGAAGTTTTAAGAGCTAAATCTAGGTCAGTCAGAGAGTTTGCTGAATTAATAGGTGTAAAACAAGTTACCCTCAATCAGCAATTAGCTGGAGACAGGAAATTAAGCCTTGATATAGTTCAATCTATTTTGAATTCATTTGAAGATATATCGTCTGAATGGCTTCTTCGCGGCGAAGGTGATATGATTAAGCCTCAACATGAGCAGATAGTTGAGCCTCAACCCGCACTTATCAGCGCAGAAGGAGATACACCCGAAGCATCCATACTCTATCATATATATAATGATACCATAAAAAGAATGAAAGAATTGGTGGAAGAAAATATCAATCTTAAGAATCAAATAACTGAATTATCTGAAGGAAGCGAAGAAATAGCCAATCTACTAAGAGAAGTTCGAAGTGACAACAAAAGGCTTGACCAAGAAAATAGGGAATTAAAAATAGAAGTGATGATTAAAGATGCACAACTTTCTGAAAAAGAAAAAGCCGTATCAGACTATAAAGAGTTACTAAAAGAAGCTATATAAGCAATAAAAAACATTTTATGGATAGCTCATAATTTTTCAAACAAAATATATCATTCTATTGTTTTAATTAAGAATTATCGCAAAAATAACCAAAAAAACAATGGAAACTAATACCAAAGCACTTTCTATTATAGTAATAGAACAGGAAAAAGAAATTAAAGAACTGAGAAAACAACTTAATGCCGTTATTACGGCAGCATCTTCTAGTAAATGCTTAGCCTGCCTACTTAAATTTATCAAATTTCAAAATTAGCACATGGAAACATTTTTTATTTTTATCATTTTCATAGCTGCAATTTTGCAAACAGTAATGATTGTAAAATTCTTTAATATGGCTAATGACGTAAGTGAAATTAAGCATTACCTAAAAAAAATGACTGAAACCACTTCTCAATCTGAAAACGCAGAAACCTTGCAAAATCCCGAAGAATTTAAGCAACCCGAATTTACATGGAAATCCTATGTTGCACTGATATTTCTATTAGCCGCAATTACATTTTTGCTATATCTATACTATTAACTAATTATCAATTATGAAAAAGTTATTATTAATCCCATTGTTTATACTTTCTGCCTGTTCTCCCAAGTATTCAGAAACTACGTATGTTTCTGATTTTACTCAATATGTCAAAGATGGTTTTCATATTTTCCCAGTTGGTACAGAGCTTAAAACTAAAAATTATACCCCTTTAGCCAGTTTGTCAACAGTATATCAACTCGGTATACCACCACAAAAAGAGACAAAAAGAAAGGATGAACTATATCAAGATAATACCACCCACTTTCTTATCCCTTCCGGCAAATATATGACAGACAAACTCGTAGACGAAGCTAAACGATATGGGGCTAACGCTATCATTAATTTTAAAATCGAACCCGTATACTATAAAGGTAATCTTGTAAGGTATATCGCATCTGGTGTGGCTGTCAATATTGAATAACATCCGGCATATATGCGCATATAAATAATTTCACCTATGTTTTTATAATGGGCAATGATGCTAGTAAAGCAGCATCCGCTAAACGAAATAATAAGTACAATTTAGACAGCTTTATAAATTAGCTTATGATTGTTTATCCGATTATTTTTTTCGTTAGCTTTGCAACAAAAAATAATATAATCTGTTCTCATAAAATCATAAATATATCACAGAATCATGGATGCTCATTCTTTTGAAGCTCAGTATAGTGACGGTAAGACTAAAATAAGTCTTAATGTGGGGGTTTATATCTTCCAAGAGGATAATGTCTATATATCGTATTGCCCGGCTTTGGACTTGTCCGGCTATGGGGAAACTGAAAATGCTGCAAAGACTTCATTTGGGCAAACTTTGGGTATGTATATAGAATATTGTTTACATAAAAATACCTTAGTGAAGGATTTGCAAAAGCACGGATGGAAAATAAAAAGTATGAAGCAAAAGAGGATAAAGGCTCCTGATATTAATACAATGATGTCGATGAATCCTGAATTCAGGGAAATTATTGAGAACAAAGATTATGTAAAATACTCGGAGAGCGTTAATATACCATCTTTTGCATGAATACACAGAAATTAAGCAATGTTCCATTGTCTGACTTTCGTGATTTTTTGGAGAAGGTTGGATGCAAGAAAATATCTACAGAAGGAGGTCACGAGAAATGGACACGAAGAGATTTGCTCCGTCCTATAATATTGCAGACACATATATCTCCTGTACCTGAATTTATTATAAAAAATGCTTTGCGTATATTAGGATTGACTAAAAAAGATTTTTTTGAAATATATTTTGATGTTCGTTAAGCATTCGTTTTTTATTAGAATCGGATATAGAATTTTAAAAAAAGGAGGTGAACATGGATATGTTATCTTTAACTTATACCATCGGATGCGTGATAATAGGTGGTCTCTTGATATGGTTTAAAACACCAGCAGGAAAAGAATGGCTGAAAAACTTATAACAAGAAAGGCAGGGAAATATAAACCCTGCCATATTTTTTCACACTAAACTTAAAACTTATGAACATCAAACGAAACTGCATCTTTCTTCTGGACAAGGAGAAAGACAAACCTGACTCCAAGCTCCGCTACAGGATCAAGTGGGACGGAAATACCGTAGCCTTCAATGTAGGCTACCGGGTGGACAATAACAAATGGGTAGCCGAAGCCCAAAGATGCAAACCAAACACCACTCATGGAAAGAAAAAAATCTCGGCTGCAACTATCAATTCGGAGATAAACCGTCTTGAAGAAACTGTCAACGACACCTTCTTCTTCTTCGAGCAGACAGGACACACGCCCACGTCTTCCGAATTCCGGGATGAAGTGAACAGAAGGAATGGGAAGATCGTAGAAAAGGAGGAAAAAACAATCTTCGATTACTACCAACAATTCATCATTGAACAAGGTAAGGAAAACAGTTGGTCAGAGAACACATACAAGAGACACAAGACCACAATGAACCACCTAAAGAAATTCGCACCCGATCTTACTTTCGCGGACCTTACCCATGAAGGACTATCCCGTCTTGTGGATTACTTTATGAGCATAGAAGTGGACAATGAAACCGGGATGAAGAATTACACGGCAAAGAAGTATATCAATCTGGCAAAATGGTTCTTGAAATGGGCATCAGAAAAAGGATACAACAAAGAACTTTCATTCGTCACATTCAAGGAGAAGCTAAAGACCATTCCGGCAAAGGTGATATTCCTTGAATGGGATGAACTCATGAGTGTATATAATGCCACATTCCCGAACGAGCCTCATCTCGAACTAGCGAAGGATGTGTTCTGTTTCCAATGCTTCACCTCGCTACGCTATTCTGATGTAAAAAACCTCAAGAAAGCCGACATCTATGACGGATATATTACCATCACTACCATTAAGACGGACGAGCCGTTAAAAATTGAACTGAACAAGTATTCCAAAGCCATACTGGAGAAATACAAGGACATAGAAGGGATATATGCGCTGCCTGTGCCGGTAAACCAAAGAATGAACAAATACATCAAAGAAATATGCAAAGCCTGTGAGATTAACGAACCGATATGCAGAACATATTATAAGGGAGCAGAAAGAATAGACGAAATCCATCCCAAATATGAACTGATAGGAACCCATTGCGGCAGAAAGACCTTTATCTGCAACGCACTCATGCTAGGCATAGCCCCCAATATCGTGATGAAATGGACAGGTCACAAAGACTACAAGTCCATGAAACCATACATCGACATAGCGGACAAGGCAAAAGAAGAAGCCATGAGCCTTTTTAACCGTTAGTCCCCCATTTAGTCCCCTTTTCTTCAAAAATACTGATAATCAGTATCATTTGTACACCCGATGAGAATCGAACTCATATCGTCGGAACCGGAATCCGGTATTCTATCCATTGAACTACGGGTGCGTCTGAAACTTGGACGTGCAAAAGTACAAAATATATTGTCTTTATCCTAATAATTTGGGATATTTATCTATCAAAATAATATTTTGCTCATTAATTTAAGTATAAAACAATCAATTTGATTATATTTTCGGCTAAACATATAACAATATCACAAATAATTTCTATATTTGCAAGCAATTAAAACAACTAGATCTATTTTACAATGAGTTACCTAATTAAACCAGCTAACTATAAAGCCTTGCTTGATTTAAAACAAACAGAGTTAGGCATTAAGCAAATAAAAGAGTTCTTTCAACAGAACCTGTCGTCAGAATTACGTCTGCGCCGTGTCACCGCCCCGCTATTTGTATTGAAGGGAATGGGTATCAATGATGACTTGAGCGGAACCGAACGGGCGGTATCTTTCCCTATTAAAGACTTGGGAGACGCACAGGCCGAAGTTGTCCATTCACTGGCAAAATGGAAAAGGCTGACTTTGGCCGATTACAATATAGAGCCGGGTTATGGCATCTATACAGACATGAACGCCATCCGGGCTGACGAGGAATTAGGTAATCTCCACTCGCTATATGTAGACCAGTGGGACTGGGAGCGTGTAATTACCAAAGAACAACGCACGGTTGATTTCCTGAAACAAATAGTAACCCGTATTTATGCAGCCATGCGCCGCACAGAATATATGGTATGTGAAATGTACCCGCAGATCAAACCCTTCCTGCCACATGACATTCATTTCATCCACTCGGAAGAGCTTTGCCAGATGTATCCCGACAAGAGTCCGAAAGAACGTGAACATGCCATCTCACAAAAATACGGTGCGGTATTTATTATAGGTATAGGCTGCAAACTGAGTGACGGTAAAGAACATGACTTGCGCGCACCTGACTATGACGACTATACCACAATCAACCCGGAAAACGGACTTCCCGGTCTGAATGGCGACCTGTTAGTTTGGGACAAAGTACTGGACCGTTCCGTCGAACTTTCCTCTATGGGTATCCGTGTAGACAAAGAAGCGCTGCTCCGCCAACTGACACTCAGCGGACAGGAAAAACGTAAAGAACTGTATTTCCACAAACGCCTGCTAAATGAAACTCTTCCTTTGTGTATCGGCGGTGGTATAGGACAGTCACGACTCTGTATGCTTTATTTACAGAAAGCCCACATAGGTGAAATCCAAGCCAGTATATGGCCCGAAGATATGAGAAAAGAATGCGCCCAACTGGGTATGCAACTTATTTGA